GTATCTGGGTGTTCCTCTTATAGGCATTCCCAGACCCGAAAATGTTCCGACCCACATATTTTGAGTTCCAATCGGTATTTCAATGGGTAATCCATTCGGATATCCGGGGTGACCTTTCACCATTTTTATAGTCCCTAGCAATGCTTCTGTTAAATTTATTGGAATAGTCCTTTTTAGTCTAGAACCCTCTCGAGACCACTGTCCAGCTTCCTCATTTTCTTCATCAGCCTCTCTCAAAATTACAGTGACATCACCAGCCTCAGTAAATTGCGGATGCTCAGAACACATTCCAGAAAATATAATTGTGTTACCTGGCATCATACCAGGTTCCACCTTGATATCCATAGTTTTCTCTTCGTGTGTCATTCCTCTGCCACTACAAGTTAAACATTTACCGAATGGTATTTGACCTTTTCCACTACATGTAGGACATGGGCCCTGTGTCATCATTTGTATTGGTCCCATATTAATCATTTGATTTAGCATTCCACGTCCATTACATTGCTTGCACGTTTCTGTAGAGGACCCACCGAGGCCCTTACAACTTTTGCAATTACATTGGCGACCTAGCTTTACGCTTAAATTACGCCCCTTATAGTAGTCATCAAGGCGTAGAGGAATTTCTTGATTTTTCCCTGGGCCCTTACCCTCGCGCTTTCGTTGGGAATTCCCAGGAATTCCTCCTCCAGGAAATCCTGCTCCAGGAAACATGCCGCCGAACATATGAGAAAATGCCTCATGCATTCCAAATGGATTATGAAATCCTCCCTCTTGAACTTGTTCATTCGTGCTACCTGTCATATCATACATTCTACGCTTTTGGTCATCTGATAGAATTTCATGAGCCTGTGAGAGTTCCTTGAATTTCTCAGGGTCTCCTCCTTTATCGGGATGATGTTCACGAGCAAGTGTTTTATATGCCTTACGAATTTCATCGGTATCGGCATTTTTTGTAAGACCTAATACGGAATATAAATTTTTGCTCATCTTATTTATGATAGGAATAATTGTTTAGGCTTGTAACTAAAGGCCATCGAGGCTATTGCTCCGCTAGATGCGTAAAGTATTTAAGACCATATCTATAAGGTTCTAACAGATGCTAAGGATAGAAACGTCCCTAGTTGGAATGGATACTGTTGTAAAACAATTAGATAGATGTCTAGATAATCCACCACATATTTTCTTAGTTGGATTTCCTGGAACGGGGAAAAGTACAGTTGCAAAAGATTTCATAAAGGCATATTTCAAAAAGAATGGTATAACTAAGAAGGAAGAAAAGGAATACTGTGTAGAAATTTCATCTCATCAAGACCGAGGAATTCATACGTTTAGACAGATTTTGAATGACCATGTCAGATGGATAGCGCCAAAAAAGGGAATATACCGTTGGATTATTATAGATGATTGTGATACTTTACCTGCAATCTCTCAACAGGCCCTAAGAAGACCTATGGAGACATTTGATCATATTACTCGATTTTTATTTATTAGCCAGAACCAAGAATCACTTATTGCTCCCCTTCAATCAAGGTGTCATATTATTTTGACAGAACCTTCTAATAACTCTGAGATATATATAGAGCTTTTACGTCGCGAAGGATTTGAAACTGGGTCTTATAATGAAGAAGCATTCACTGAACTCATGTCATTATCAATGTGTTCTATTATGAAATTCCAAAGTATGGCAAGAATGATGTCTAGTCTTAAAAAGCTGGAAGGGTGGAATACCATGACGCTTGACCATATTAAAAATTCATTTGACCCGCATATTTGGGGGTCTATGAAAGAATTGCTGGATTATTTGATGGACGCGAAATGGGAAGATGCCCAAAAACAAATGTATAGAATTTGGGAACTTGGCTATTCTTTTGAAGATATTCTTTTTGAATTGGAACACAATATCATAGTTATGAATATAGTTAATCACAGGGCATGGTATAATGTGCAACAGTTTCTTATAAAAAGCTGGATTTATCACTCACAATCTAGGTCTTCCATTTTAGATTTAATGACTGCATGCGGAGAAGTTATACCGTGGAGTTTGCCAAATACTAACTCTGTGAATAGAACAGATGAGTAAACTGTTCCGAGAAACTCCACATATTGAAGTTGTTGTTTTAATGTTACAAGAACTTGGATTTACTGGTTTAACAGATGGAAAGTTATTTTCCGCAACTGAACTGAAGCTTGATACAGTTGAAACATGGGCTCCTTTATTGGAGCCATTTTATTTACCCTGTAAGGCCAAGCGGTATTTTGACGCACTTGATTCTCGCCGAGTAATAACTTTGCTCCGGCATGTTATCCCTCCACACGGCTTTAAACTCCAATGTTACGAGAGACTACACTTAGGGAAGAAGCGCACAGTATATCAGATACATCCTGCGACACCTAGAATTCTAGCACAAGGACAAGAAATCCAGGTTGAGTTTATCTAATTGATAAAAAAATATTTACAACCATCATAGCAATTATGTCTGCCCTTGAAGCCATAATAAAAGAAACTAAGGCTCTTTTTATTATTGCTGTAGAAGATGGTGCTCTAGATGCAAACGAAGTTATGAAAATCGCTGTTCAAGTGTCTCAGAAACTCCAGGGATTACCTGCTCTTTCTGGCTCAGATAAGAAAGCGACACTCTTATATGTTTTGAAGAAGGCCCTCGATATTTCTTGCGCACTTGATTCCTTACCTGGACTCAAGGGTGCTAGTCAAGAAATTAAGCAGTCTTTCGAAAATCAGCTGCTAAATGCTGCTTCAGCAACCATTGATATTTTCGTTGCTGCTAGTCAGGGTAAGTTAAATCTAAAGAACCCCTCTACTTTTTTAACTTGCCTACCTTTCTGCTTGAAAGCAGTTGAAGCCGTTCTAGATCCTAAGGATGCTGCTGTTTTACAGGAAGCACTGAAATTCGTGAAGAAAGTTGTTCCGAAAGAAGATGCTGTAACGAAGGTTGAAGATATTGTTACGGAATAGTCTTACGTTTTCTATGTCTTCTGCGACGTGTTTTAGAACCACCGGTTGAAGCACCATTTACACGTGCTTGTGCAGCTTTTAGATTTGGATGTGCGGTGCCTAATTCTAATGCACGAGGCCCCCATTCTAGTGTGTGTAGTAAATGGTCCATTTGTGTATTTTTTCTATTTAGAAGTCCTTCTATAGCTGGTTTTAAAAAATCATATATTTTATTTGCTTTTTCTAGAGTAAATTTACCAATTTCTGTTAGTCCACCCAATCCATATAGGTTTACTGTTGAGACATATCTATAAAATTTATTGGCATGGATATCGCCTTCTCGTGTTATAAGATTATATCCATGGTCTTTCGCCCTTGCTATAAAATCATCAAACCGCATATTGTAATTAATACTATGTTTCGTTCCTAGAGTATACGTACTCACTGGTTCTTCCTTATGCGATACAGAAATAGTTTTACCAGATTTAAATACACTTGTTGGGTAAAATATCTTTTCAACAACAAGTGGTTGTGCGTAAGTATATTTTGTTTTATGTTTAATTTCTTTTAATATTTCTAACCCATGCTCATTAATATGAAATGTTATCTTATCTGGATTTATATAATCAGGTTCTATTACTAATTCTCCCATTATCTATTTATACATATTAAAAAACCCCAGCAGCCTTATATAAGTCTCTGATAACCAGGTCGCTTTGTGCGATTTGTAATTCGGACATTTTCAAGAACCACCCAAAATTGCTACGATTACGGAGTTCTGGCCATGGAATTGGCACATAAACTGCGTTAGCCCCTATCTCAAATGGTAAATCACCTTCTTGGCCAGCAGCCAATAAATCTTCAATCTGAATTCTACGACCTGCAGAACCCTTTCTGCCGACTTCCGCCAGAGGCCTTACTTCAATATCGGGGAAACGCGCAGCCAAAGCGAGAAACTCCCACTTATCTGCGCTCCTTGCTGTATCACCACCACCCGACTTATTCAAGCGTTTCTTAGATATGGTTTCCCATGCAACCCATAGAGGATCCTCAGGCTTAGGAGACCATGCAACCTGGAAATTAGGAACAGGGGTTCCTGCTGTTCCAACAAATGTTTCATCTGAATCCGTTCCGAAAAACACCGGTTTCTCAGGCATTTTGCCAAAGGACCTCAAACATATTGTGGCAGGGGCTACCCACATACCACCGTACTTTGCTAGAATAGAAGCACGTATCCATGCGAAATCAGAGGGTTCTAGCGTAGCCAATGGGTTTTGTAATTTTTCCGGAAGTTCTTTCCAGCCACCTAGGAGCTCGGCGAGTTCAGCGAGGCCACTGATTGCTCGAATTCTGTACTGAGAAGCATTGTGTCTCGCGATTGACTCGTAGCATAAGTTCAAAAATGGCAAATTCAATGCCCTTGATGACCGGGCACCAAAGTCAGAATACTGGCGTGAATTAAGAATAGAAGTATCTAAGAATACCCAAATACAAGGTAAATCCATTCCTCGTTTCGTTAAGTCCGTAGCTTCGAATACATTATTGCTAATCATTCCTTGACTTACACTTGCTCCAACAGCAATTGCGACTATAGCAATTATGCCAATTGTAAGAGGCATCATCCAGTCCTTCATCTCTACTTATTGGTGATTACATAACGTTGCATCTTCGCGAAGTGTTCGCTAATTCGTTTATCTTCCTCCGCAATTCGTAATGCCTGTTGACTTTGTCGTTGTGCCATGTATCGCTCACCTTCATTGACAGATTCCATTTCCTCAGAGCTCAATGGTCTAGGTGCAGCCTTTCTTTCAGAAGCAGCGGCATCAAAACTTTTATTAGATACCTGAACATTTGCAACTTGGTGGCTAAAGGTAGATTCTTCCGTGTAAGCTCTTTTCAAGTCAGTGTATTTCAGACCATTCAGATTAGCCCCCGTAAAGTCCTCGGGTTTATCACGCCCGAGTTCGATACCCATTGTCGGAGCCATTACTAAGGCCTGTGGTTGTCTCATTGCTAAACTACGACCTTGTCCGGACTGTTGTTGTGCTCTGGATTTAATTTCAGTTTCGAAAGCCTCATTGAAAACTGAGCGATTGAATTTTCCATTGAATTTTGTTTGACTTGAACCCTGACTGTTCGCAGATGGGTCTTTCAGCCAATCTCCATAACCATCACCATCAGGGTCGGGAAGTCTAGTTTCTTCGAATACTTGATTGAAGACTTCCATGTTCAGACTTTTCGGATTGAGCTTTACTGGCTCTGATAGTTTCCATGCCTCAGACTTATCTTCACGAGCTGCAACAAGTCGAGCAGGCGATTCTTCAGATACATTTACTAGTTCACTTCTACCACCACGAACACGCCGGAGGATTTCACCCAAATAAGCATACGCACGTGTTACCTGATCGAATGCCTGTTCAGAACCACCCTTGTCAGGATGTGCCCTCAAGGACGCTTTCTTGTAGGCAGCCTTCAGTGCCTCTTCATTCAAGGCAACTTCTTCTTCCAGGCCTAAAATCTGTAGGCACTGTGAGAAGAACGTTATAGCCTTCGTGTGATCTCCGGGGTCACCAGAACGATGAATTATTTGGTTCTGGTGTTGACGTCCTCCGTATACTGGTTGGCTAGTAGTGACATTTTGAGGTCTTCCGTATCCTCCTTGTTCATTATACTGCTGTATTTGCTGCTGTCCTTGATTTGTCCGTTCACCGGGAAGGATGGCGGGGTCTCCACGACGAACTGCAGAAATGTAAGAAAGGACTGGGCCATATATGCCAGCTTGTTTGACACTTGCCACATATTCTGCCCCAGATAAAACGGTTTCTAACATTTGTAAGCGGGTCTGGGGGGATTGAATTTGAAGTATATTTTTGTAAATTCTAACATGAGCTTCGGGTATCTGCGCAGCTAATGATAGATTGTTTCCCATTCTTTCTATTTACTTACATTCATTGTTTGGGTTTCATAACGCAGTCGTGCGGGTGTTAGCATAGGTATCATTGGTTCACATTCCCAGCCAAATCGCTTGGCAAATGTTTCTAAAGCAAATTCTTGTGGCCAGTATTGCGGGATTTTAGAAGGTAAACTACGAAAGGGTGTCTTCAATAACAAACTCCAGCTGTTCATTGGTAGGACTAGAGCCAATTGCTCCTGCGGCCTTAGAGGCTCCCTCTCAGACCAATCGTCTTGAGAAGGTAATTCAAAGAACCGAACTAAATCTTGCCATGATGGAGGATAACCCTCTGGGTAAACCCATTCCAAGTCAACCCGACGCCCCTGGTAATAGTCTAAAATCCAACACCATCCTCTCCAATAATCAAGTGCCCTGCATTTACGTTTTTCCACTGTGTCCTCACCAAGTGCTAATTTACAATATGTTGAATGCCAGTTAGATTTTAGTAATACGACATCGCTATTTACCACTTGAACCATTGGCTTCTCAGCTTGTTCTCTAATTGCTATATTATCTGCTTCATCTTCCCCAGGCCTAGCGTTTAATTTACGTTTAATTGTCGTTATGATAAGACGCTCTTCTTGTTGTGACATCCATAATGCAAATTGCTTCAGGCCACTCGGATTTGGTCTAACAACAGTATCTTCACCTATGACCACTAGATGTTGCTTACGCTTCCACATGTCATTTAGGCATGCGAGTAAAATAGAATGTCCGTCATCGCGAATTCTGAGAGAAAGGCCAGTTGGTAGAAAATCATTTCCGCAAAAACTCATTCCAAACACGTAGTCATAGAATTGTTCCTTTGTCCACTGTGTTCCTCTTTGAAGACTTTCTTTCAAAGTGGAAATCTCAAAGAAACATAAGTCTACTTCATTAGACCCTTCTAAGCGAACTAACTTACCAAATGCCATAGCTTCACGAAGTAAGAAAATAGGATATTTATCACCAAGTTTGTCTCCGGCAATCAAGCACAGTAAAATTAAGTCGGCATCTAATCCATATACTATTACGGCACCCTCGTTTAACTTGGTTTTGAGTAACCACTGCAAAACCTTGTGTTCTCCTTCTCCCGGTTCATCTGTGTCGCTGATTACCCACCCATGTTTCTTAGCGGCTTCCTTAAGGCTAGTGCCCATATTTGCCATAAATTGCGTTCCAGGTGTTATGGAATTGGTATCCCATACAGGGCTGCCGCCCTGTGACCCGCTATTAAGATTGCCGCCCTGTGAGTTACTTGCTAAGGCTGCTGATTTGAAACGGCGAAAACGCTGTTGCTTTATTTTTGCATAAGGAACCACGCCATCAAGTGCCACGTATACTTTTCCAGGCGCCCCTGCAGAACGCCAAATGTGTGTCAAGTAAGAACACACTTCATCTTGTAACTTGCGTTCCCAACCTAGACGACCTTGTTCACCTGGGTATGGATTAGCAGTCATTTTGGGTTCTCGTAAGACATGATAAATCATGCAATTCATATCTATTACAAGCGTACTAGCACCAGGTGGCGATTTTCTTTTTATAGCATGTGGTATTTTAGTGATGAGAGTTCTATAATACGAAGGGATGCCCATTGCTTTATATAATTATGTTAGATAGGCCTTATGCCCACCACACTTTTCGAGAAAATTAGTCAATTCATAAACGGACCTATATTGCGAATGTCGGTAGAAGCACTACGATTACTTCCGGATAGCATGGTCCTAGGTGTAGCAATCTTAGCTGGTCTAAGCATGTCCAAATCAATGACTGTTCTTTTGTTCACTATGTTTGAGATAATGTTATCACAACGCGCTTTATCTATGATTATCGGTGGAATAGCACCAATTGGGGCGAAAGAGAATGTATTAGAAGGTGTTTGCCAGTCTGGATTTTTATACCCTAATATGATGAGAATTTCATTAATTGAAACCGTTGGTGTTCCATCTATGTTCCCGTCACCTAGTATATTTTTTATAACATCTACTTTGACATATATGCTCATGGCCATGCAAAATTTTGGACGAGAAATTAAATCATTATCAAATGACCTAAGTATTCGAACAAATATTGCAACCGTCTTGAGCACTCTATTTATCTTATTTATGATGATGTTCCGGTATACATATGGCTGCGAATCTTTCGGAACATTATTACTTTCTGTTATTTTAGGACTTATTTTTGGTGCGTTACTGGTTTATCAAAATGTAGGATTATTTGGACGTGACGGAGTGAACATCTTGAACCTACCTATGATACTCTCTTCTACAGAAAGAGGTAAGCCAATGTATGTATGTGCCGCTACATAAATAAATATTACAAAGTAGAAAGGATGGTAAGCATAGGTATTGTTTCAAGGGGGATAGGAGGATTAAAGGAATATGTATATCGCGGCTTACAGCAATTACCTATAGTCCTAGCTTCTACATCTCTTATATACACTATCGCAACTGGATCCGTCGCACACCTCAATATATTCCTGGGTATGGGCATTGTTATACCTATTGTTACCTTGTTCTTACAAACTGTTTTTGAACTTATACTTAATCGATTTTTAGCTGGTTCTTTACTTCTAAGACGGGCAAGTGGAGATACTTGTGACTTGATACCACCATTAACCCCTCCGGAAATAAAGGCATATACTAGATTTTTTACCAGTGATTCTACCAAACAGAGACAATATGAGGGAGTTATTCCGAGTTATTGGTTAATGGAAGTAGCCTTTTTTATTGGTTATGCGATTTCAAATGGCGTGGATAGTTTATTAACACCTGTGCAGCAAGGCTCTAGTGATGTAAATAATGAGAAACGTAATACACAGGCAACTATTGTAATTTTTACTACCGTAATGTTTGCCCTTATTGTCTTAGGGATGCGTTTTGTTTTTATGAGCCCATGTGAAGGCACTGGTCCTTGGGGTTATATTATAAGTATGATATGTGCACTAGGAGCTGGTGGAATTGGCTATGGCATGTATGTATTTTCTAGATTTTGCGGAGCTAGATGTTCTGATTTGTTTGGTATTTTATCGCAAATCTTGCCACCATCATCTATGACACCTCATCCGATTGTTTGCAAAGAAGGATAAGTTAACCAATTGCCCTTAATAGTAAGTCTAAGTGTTTCCACGCTGTTTTCCAGTCATCTGCCTTTAAAGTCCTGGCATCAAGTCCTCTTTGATAAAATGACCTAAGATGATTTGCCTTTTCTCTCAGAGGAACTGTAACACTATATTTTTCCTTTATTTGTTCTAGTGTTAAATCAGATACAACGCCACGAGAATTATTTACATTCTCATGAAGCTTGTATACCCACTCACGCATGGAAACTTGTAAGTCAATGCCAAATGGTCCCTGGATCCATGGTTCTGGATTATGTTTTTGAAGCCATTCCTTATAATGTTTTTGACATTTCAGACAAGGCAATAGTGCCCAGAAGTGCCGTAGTGTGAGCTTTAATTCATTTCTTTCGTCTCTTATCATAATGTGATTTGAATGATTTCCTACCCTTTCTGCGATTCCATGCAATAATTCCCATGCATTTGGACCCCATTCTGAAGGAGATACCATGACTTACTGTAAAAAATGAAATTGAAATTATATATCTTAGCGCACAATAATGTCTTATAGTATCCCGCAAGCACTGTGGGAAAGTCTAGATGCAGTCTTATTTTCAAAGGGCATTTCTTTAGCAAAAGAAGTTGCTAAAGACCTAGGTGTTTCATCTCAACCACTTGTTCAGTTCTTACGTTCTCAAGAAAGAGGCAAATTTACAATTATACCCGATGATGAACAATCTACATTTCAGTGTCAGGCACTTGTTCAGACTGGTGCAACCCTTGTAAGATGTAGATGCCCTAGTTTAAAACCATCTCCATCCTATTGTTCAGCACACGAGCGTTATAATCCAGATGTTCCTAAGTATCTGAAGAAGGTTCGACGAATTGAAGGAGGTGATGTTCCCTATGTTCTTTCAGAAACAGATGTTTACACACTGAATGGAACAAAATCTGGGATTTTAAAGGGTTCTACTGTTATATTGTTTGAGATTGAGCAATAAGAGGTTAAACATCTAACATTTTAACTTAAATATGGAGACATTCAGGACATATATTTTTAATTCTAATAAGAAACCAGTTTATTCAATTGTAACACCCATTTACAATCAAGAGAATATAATCGTAAGAAATGTGAACTCTTTTATAGAAAAAACAGAAGATTTCTTTGAAATTATTTTGATTTTAGATTTTTGTTTCGATAAAACAGAAGAAACCCTGCTAAAATATCTCGATACACTAGTAAAACCAAGAGAAACCCTAATTCAAATTCGTGTTTTTAAGAATTCAGAAAAACCTCTGTTTGAAACTAAGTGCGATAACATTGGTTTTAGAGCTTCATTAGGTACATATTGTCTGGAAATCCAAGCAGACATGGAAATGACCGAACAAGGTTACAATTTAGAATTGGAGAAACCATTCAGAATGTTTCAGAATATAATTGCAGTTTCGGGGCGCTGTGCACATAATCTGTTTGATGGGCGTGGAATTGGTAAATTAGGCGAGGCAGTTGAACAAACACTAGAAACTCTAGGAATTCAAAGAGGTGTGTTTTATTCTTTTGAAACATGCAATCGCGGACCCTTACTCTTGAACAGGGTAAAGCTGGAAGAACTTGATTTCTTAAATGAAACTGATTTTTACTTAGATAATTCTGACCACGATTTGATGGCTAGAGCATTTTTAGAGAAACAATATATGTGTGGTTATGTTCCAATTGAATTTAATTCACCATTGAAAGATGGTTCTACTCGGTCTTCTCTAGAGACTAATAATGACTTACATTATAAGATAAATAAAGAGGAACGTAAAAGGCTATCAGCAATCTGTAATTCTAGTTTAGAAAAATATAAGGCTAGATGGGAGGATAGAGACCCGGTGTGTTTCAGCCTAAACTTTTCGTAATAATAATATATAAGTACCATGGACGTAGTATTCGGAAATGGTGGAGGTAAACCTGCCAGAAAAGCTAAAAGGACTAAGAAAACTAAAAAGCCTGTAAAGAGTATAAGTCAAGTAAAAATCAAGGATAAACAACTAAAAGTTCTAGAATTTAACCCATATTCTAGTTCCAGATGGAAAATACCAGAAAGTATTTCTGTTTCTGATTCTGTGAAATTTAAATTTTCAACTCTAGATACTCTCAGAACATTCAAGCAGATATCTGATAAAATTTCAGAAAATATTAAGAATATGAAATTCAAGTTTGATTGTATTTTTCCTGAAAAAAGATGGACTCCTCCCAAAGATTCGATGTCTTTTATTGTTTCTATGAATGCAAAACAAGAACATGAATGGAAAAGGGTAAAATTAATTTATTTTAAGATATTTGACTTTATAAATACAATATGGCCTCTTATTTTTAATTGGCAGATTAAGAGATGTCTGAAAAACTGTAAGAATACAGAGGATCCTGTAACTATGGAAATACCTAAGTATCCAGTTACAATTATTAATTTTAAGAAGAGAATATCTTTTGTTTATGATGCAAAGACATTGAAAAATACAATTGAAAATCGTCTTTTGTATTCAGATTATATGTTTCCAGAACCCCTAGCTCCTCTTAATATTCTGACAAATGTTGAATTTACATATGGTCAACTTATTTCTATGGTAGAACAATGTAAGCGATATGGTAAAAGTTCATGGATTATGGATTCATTTAAATCATTAAACGGGGATTTACAATTATTTACATTCCATAACAAACAGAAACTAAAAATAGAGGCAATCAAGGCATTCTTTAAGAAAGGTGGTCTAAGCATGAGAGATATTGTTCTTGAATATTTTGATACGGAGGCCGATTACGCTGAAATGCCAGATTTACAAGTGACCAGATTTACAAATGCTTATGATACTACACCACAGATGCCGATTGTTCAGCATTGGATTGGCCTCACACGCGATTATTATATTGCAAAGGAATTAAATGAACCCGCTTTGCTAACAGAAGTTGCCAATAAAACAGATAGAGCTATAACGTTAGTTTACAAGATTTTTCTACATTCGTTCACGTTATAAGGTCTAAACATATGTTTTTAATACAGATTTAGAATGGGTCTTTTAGAGTCAAAGCTTTACCCTCAGACAATCAAGCCAATTATAAAACACGAAACTCAAAATCTTCTGCCATCATTTTCCATGGATACTGCTAAATTTTCTGATGGTTCTAGTGGATTTGTAATTACAACTATTGATTTGGCGAAAAATTCTAGTGTTCGAACGATTTCTGTTAAATTCGTTTATAGTCCTGCAGATAATTCCATTGTATTTGTTGGAAAAGATGAGACTATTCTGGCTTTTGTAAGAGATCGTTTTACAAATAACGTGGTTTGTTCAATTACTTCTAATTCTAAAGAAAACATTGTTCGGTTCTGTGTTACCACGTATGAACCAATAGAAGATGCAGTGATTGATAAGATTGCTGAATTATATAAGAAATTTTAGAATATTAAATCTCATTTTATATTAGTGAATGAACAACATTGCTACACCCGATTCTAAAGACCCCGATATAATAGCATTGCGCGAAGCAATCTATATGATAGGCAAAACAGAACCATCTGAATATACTGAAATTGGAATCATAAATGGATATCGTGTAATATACATGGAAGATTCTAAACGTTATATATTTGGTTATAAGAAATGTGCAATATTTATAAAGCCTCGTATTGAGAGAAAAATACTTGATATAGATATATTTGTATGCAATGGTTCTGAGCCTGGTGATGGAAAACAATTATTATGTTTTTCTCTAAATCATATAAGAACCACAAAAAGTGAAATATTTACAGATGATACAGTAATTCGATTAGATCCTTCTTCGAAATTGGCTACATCTCTTCCTGCGCAACGCAAGAAATTCAATGGAAAACCTCCAGAGGAATTACAAGAAAAACTAGAAAAATATTATATAGAAACATATGGTTTTAATAAAGGTCTACCATATTTTAAAACCACATTAGGCGAAATTATATCTAGATGCGCAGTTCCCACGAAAGGTGGTAGAAAAACAAGAAAAATAAATAGACGTTCAAATAAAACTATATCTCGAAAATCTTCTTAATTGGTTTTAGTGGTAATTCGAAAACTGGTTTTTCAGAATACAGTAAATACCATTCTAAACTGCAATCCATTTGCGAATTAAATTGAGAATTCCATAATTCAAGGCTTTTAGAGCGTTGAAGTGTGTAATGAATGAAACGGATGCGCCCTTGCTCTAATGTCTTCCCTAGGCCACGTCCATGAGACATTTCTCTGCTTTCCAGTGACCATTCGTCTGGAATATCATCTGGGAAATATGTGTCATAGAATGCCTCTTTGTGTTCATCTGATTTCCATGTTTCTTCAGACATATAATGTTCCAAAATACAAGACCAGTATTCTGATTTTTTTAAGGTTTCTAAGAGCCCTAGTTGAATATCTGATTCTGAAGAAATGTAGCAAGATTGTTCAGAACGATTTGTCAAGTAAAGCAAGGCTTCTACTTTAGGCTTGATAGCACGTCGTTTTCTCATAGAAGTTTCTGAGGCCCATTCGTCTATTGCGTTCTGAACTTCTACTGGCAAATCGCTTTCTACGTGCTTCTGACTTGAAATCCATGTTATCTCATCGATGCTTACAAGGACATACGCGGCGGCTAAGTTCTCATATGCACAGGGCCTCAACTCTTTTAGTATGCCAAGTTCCTCAGAACGTCCTAATTCAGAAGCCATTATATCAAGAAGTTGCCAGTGTTCCTCTTGTTTCATAGCACGACTAAGTAGCCATGCTTCATTCAGTTTCCCTCTTTTCAAGCAATCTTCTACGGCTTCCTTGATTGTCTGGTATTCTTTGGAATGAGGAAATGTCGGCTTCCAGTCCAGGGGTGTAACAGCACCCCGGAGTAAGAGGTGAAATATAGTGGAATCACAGAGTTTCCTTTTAGCCATGGAACAAGTAATTCTAACAAGCATATCTTGTTCTATGGAACCTTCGTCATAGATGGATTGAATTGATTTCAAGGTAGACCATGATCCGAAACCAATGTTATAGAGCCAGACGGTTTCCAGCATGTCTATGCATTCCTGTTCAAAACTAGATTCGCATAGTTCGATTGTCCAGAAGGCAGTTTCCGTTAAATTGTGAGTTATTATTGACCATCTTAATGAAGATAGAACCTCATCCAGACGGTAGAGATGTTTAGTCAAACACTGCTTCGCTATTTTCATTCGTGGTGCCCTAATTGGCTACGTAACATACTTTCATTTTTACTCATAACTGCTATTAGTATGAGTTCAATACCAGATGCACACGAGATAATTCCAGGTATTTGGTTAGGCAATAAGAGGGCATCTGAGAATGAGAGGTGGATGAAACAGAAAAATATAACAGTGGTCTTTAATGCCACGAAAGATATACCATTCTCAACGTCTATTAAAAAGCAATACAGAATTCCAGTGGATGATAATTTACAACCGGAAGAAATTCGTAATATGACTTTATGGTCTCATGAGGCTGTATACAAACTCATGATGGAACATAATAAGGGTCAAAATGTCTTAGTTCATTGCGCAGCTGGTATGCAGAGGTCTGCAGTGATAGTTGGAATGTATTTGATTGCTACAAAGGGTATGTCATGGCAACAAGCTATTAGTTATGTCCAAGGTATTCGTCCTATCGCTTTTAGACCCAGTCCAAATTTTAAAGATTCTCTTATAGCATTCGATACGTCATATCATAGGGAGATTTTGCCGAAGTTAGGGCTAGGATTAGATAATAACAGACAGTAGCTTTATTAAATTTAACTTGACCAATAGAGGTAGATGAAGGTAAGTCATTATATAATATTATTTACCTTAATAATAATGCTCTTATGTATTATGCAATATAATAAAATACCTAAATATAATCTAGCATTTTATACTTGTTTTTATGGATCTGAGAATAATCCGGCGTTTAAAATACCCAAGATACCATCAGATAAATATGACTGTTATTACTTTACAAATAATAAAAAAATATTAGATATGACAAAAGAAACAAGATGGCTTGGTGTCTATGATAATAAACCAGTGACCGATGATATTATTGAATCGTGTATGTATGGAAAGTATATTAAAGTTTTACCAAATAATACACTTCTTCAAAAATACGCATATACGTGTTTCTTAGATTCAAAATTAGATAAAATCTCAGATACTAGAATTGAATACTTAATAACTAAGTACATGGTAAATATGGATAAAGCATTGCTTTTAAGAGAACATGAATTTGTGAAGACTGCTAATATATGGAATGAATATAATGAGAGCTTACTTCAAGAGAGATACACGAAACAAAAGGATAAGATGTTAAAATATATTCATGATAAATTAGAAAATGGTTTCAAAGAAACTATATCTACGCATGGTCAGTGTGGGTTATTAATACGAAATATGAACCATCCATTAATATCTCAAATAAATAAATCATGGTATTTAAATATTCAGGAATGCGGTATACAAGATCAAATCTCATTCTTTTTTGTAAAACAATTATATGAAAAATATATATATAATTTTAAAGAATATCCATTTACATAAATAGTGCGTTAGAATTAATTTTAAATACAAGTGTCTTCTCTGCCGCGATTGGTTCATTTGGATATCCATGGGGATTACATAGGAGGCGAACTTTACCTTCTCCGTATATGGAAGAAGTATACGGAACTGAAATATCATGTCTTTGATGTACGTGTCCGAATATCCATGTATGTAATGGCGGCCTATAAAGACGCTCTAAATCTTGACCATAGTTGAATTGTGTTAGCTTATTTAAAAAATTTTCACTCACAACCCGGAAAGTCGATGGATAATGGCTTACAACTAAAACAGGTTCTTTTGACCTTCCCATTGCCTGTTCTATGAATTCAACGTCCTGTTTACCTTCTGCGCTAATCATTTGGGCCCATTTGTCTGATGTGGGTGCTGTGGACCAACAGGTTGCACCAATTATACGAATTCCATCTACTACTTCTGTGCGTCTATAGAAGAAATGGAAGTTCGACCATTGGTCATCTAGCTTTTGAAACCAGTTTATAACAATTCCTGGATTTTTTTTAGAACCTAGTTCTGTTCCATAAAATTCATGATTTCCAGGGATATAAAATACACGCTCATACTTCTTACGAGCTAAATCTAGGAACATATGTAGCGTTGGTTCATCTGGGTCTCCAATGTCTCCAGCTAGAATAAGATTAGGTGTCTGTAAAGAAAAGATTTTCATAAGTCTATCTGGTTTATGTTTCCACATATTCAGATGTGTGTCACTAATTACTTCGGCTTCAAAGTTCCTCATCTATTCTACAGTTCATATAAAGCGTTTAATATCTCTTTCTATGAAATGTATATTTTCTTCATGTCTTATTAAATAATTGTTTAATTGTTTGTGGGTCTGTATCCAAATCACTCACATGGAATAAGCATGATATATCTTTATTGGAATAAAAATATGTAAATTTATTCAGGATTTTAGGAAATGTATGTGTTTCCCATGATGTATGCGAAGCCTTTAGCCAGTTTTTCAGTTGTAAAGGACTACACCCAGATGCATTAAATGGCATTGCTATATGAAGTGCGTTATCTAACCCATGTATTACAAATGCCAATTGAAACATAAGAATAGACAATCCTGAACATACGATATCATGTGTCTCATGTTTCGTTAACATACCATTTATTAGATTTTCTAAATCCTTCATACGTTTTTCTTTTTCAAGATGATCGTCACATCTGCTAAAAACAATTTTACAGAAATCTTTTATTTTACCGTAATGTATATTATTTTGAGATATGAATAATTTATTTAAGAAGGCAGCAGTTGCTCTAATAAGATTGGCATACTGTCCCTTGTATCGAAATACTGTTATTTCTTTATCGACCTCATTTGGATCTACTAACATTTCCATAATAGTATATCCACCTTCTGCATTTGGGACTGGCCTTACAATGCAATTAGCACCATTCTTTCTTGAATTAATACCAAGCACTGTTTCAACGTGACCAGCAGCATATCCTAAGTGGCCAACTGAATAATATACAATATCTCCAGGTGTTACTAAATTAAATTCCTGTAGCCCTATGAATTGCTCATATTGTTTGCATAATTCAATTAACTTTTCCATATTTTCTTCATAACTTTTTTCTGCTAGATTGGTATTTGTAATAAAATTATTAGCCTCTGTCATAAATTCTTCAAATCCTTCGGGTTTACTTCTAAATGTATAGTAATGCCCGTCAACATATACCCTAACAGAACCGGACACGCCATTTGGGTCACCGCCACGTTTGATTCTAGAAGAACTGCGTTTCTTCCTTCTTGTTAATCTAGTCTTCTTAAGTTTTTTTGTCATCCTATTCTATTACAAGAAGATTATTTCAATCTATTCAATAAAATAGGTTTTCCACAAAGATGTGGTTCTACCGAATTCAGTATTGTTGGAAAACATCTTACAAAAGGATTTCCGCGTTTATCAAATACGACTTCTGTTTCTATGAATTCGTTTTTTTCAGATACAGACTTTATTTTTATATATCCAATATATAATTCATAAGGAATAATTTCTTCAATCAGAGATATTTCTTCAAATTCAATATCCATATATGAAAACTTTATTTTTAAAAGTTCTTCCCAATAATATCCGATTGCAAATTGTCTAATTCGTTCTTCTCTGCCCATTTACTATAATATACGTATAATTCCGGGTTTAATTATCTTGCTTTATTTTAAAGATAAATGTGGTTAATTACAATTATCTTTATAATTATAGTTTCTCTGGTTTTGTATGATATTGGTAGAATTCTAAAATTACAAGATGAATTAATAAAAGAACAATATATAATGCGTGGTGAATTAAATGCGATTTTAGATATGGCTTCTTTAGGAACATCATATTTACCGAAATTTAATGATTTTAAAGAACCAGTTGAAAAAGATGAAACTACTACGGTTGAAATCAAACCTGAATGAGAGGTGATTCGTCTGTATTCTTGCGTTTTAATGTTCTATAAAATCTCCTGGGTTCTGCTCGACATGCAATTACCATGAGAATTACAATTCCTACAATAGTAGACCCGTAGAGATATAATTCTGTGTAACTCGAGAGTAGTTCGTCATTTAGAGGATTACCTAAAAACGTGTTGTCCTCTAACGGTGTGCCGTCTAACGGTGTGCCGTCTAACGGTGTGCCGTCTAACGGTTTGCCGTAAGAGAAAAATAACCCTGGGTAAAGAGTGTCCATGTACGAACCATGCTGATTTTATTTTTTAGAATTTTCTGCGCCTAGAAACATTTCGACCAAATTCATCTACCGTCTTACCATTGGGTGCAACTGTGTATCGGAGGGGGCTTATACTTCTAGAAGGCCTTCTTGAGCGGTAATTGCGTGGAATGTTGCGACCGAATTCATCTACAACCTGACCTTCTGGCCCAGTTGTATATCTTAGAGGACTTGCTTTTCTTCTATTGCGAACTGTGCGACCCCTTGGTCTATAATTATATGTAATATTGCGACCGAATTCATTTACAGTACGCCTGGGGCTAGGTCTGTGCCTGGGGCTAGGTCTGTGCCTGGGGCTAGGTCTGTGCCTGGGGCTAGGTCTGTGCCTGGGGCTAGGTCTGTGCCTGGGGCTAGGTCTGTGCCTGGGGCTATGCCTAGCACTACGCCTGGGACTAGGGCTATGCCTAGCACTACGCCTTACACTATACCTTCTACCCACACCATATCGCCTTTTAGGGCTTTGACTATGCTTCTTTCTGCGTCTTTCTCTGGAAGGTGTTCTATTACGTCTCGGGCTAAGCCCCATACGTTCTCTATAGCGATTATAAGAGTGTCTATTACGTTCAATATTTTCTAGATTACTATTACTTAGTGTCATAGGCGAACGACTTCTTTCAGAGGATGCTTGTTCTTCTAGGGTTCTCTGTCTAGTAGCCCATTCTGATGCATTGGGTAAATATGTCTTTGCCTTGTAATCCACAGGTCCACTTGGAGGACCCATCGGGACATTTTCATTATTTTCTAACGCAACATTTCCCCATCTTCCTTCTAGAGCAGCATGGTTCTTAAGGACTTCCATTTTACCCTGGCTATTCACAGACATCTATTATAGATTATTGAATTATATTTCAACAATCTATTGTTTTATATAGTCTAGCTTAGACAACAGAATTTACAGGCGGTGCATCTAATAAATGCCATTCAGCATTGTTTATTTCTACGAAATAATTGAGACGAGGATTTCTTTGCATTAGATGAATAAAGCGATCCACTGGTCTTTCGAAGTCTAAGACCAATGCAGGGACTGCCGTCATAATCTGCACTTCAGCCATTGCCTGGATGAAAGCAGTATCTGTGTCCTTGCTAGGTGTTTTACATAATGCCGTAATCTTCCAAGAGGGGTCACAATACGTTTGGAAATGTGTAACTGTAGAATAGTTGTCTGACATAACATAGATAGCCAATGTATCTTTCTTCGCCTTTGCCTGATACGCTTTGATAGAAGCAGCATATTTTTTCAGTTGACCTAAATTAGGTCCAGATGGGTCTTTTTCTAGGTGTATAGCAATATCAAACATCGCACGAACACCTGCTTTTTCTAAAAACCGAACAACTGTCTGATTTAATGTCTGGTCGTAGACAATTAAACTCCCTGCTACCTTTTGTATTTCCTTGAATTTCATCTGAGAAACAAAATCCTTGTAGTCCTTATTGCTTAGAACAACCGCTTCCTCTGGCGTTTCTTTCAAATACTTTACTTGGGGATTTGTCTTTAATGTGTTTTTTAGAAGCCCATTTGCATCCCACACAGTGCAAGTTTCTCCCATTTTCTGAGAATAGACATAGGCCCCTATGAAGGACATATACATGCTAAAAACATCTGGGGACGAGGCAGTATCATGATACTTCGTTACAGATGGCTTCTTCTTAGTCTGGCGGTGCTTAGCAATAATCCACGATGACATCTATAGAGTAGTCGGATTTAACGAACTTCCTGAACGCGCACCTATTTTAAAAAAGTTTAGCCCATAATTCGGAAACCCTTTCCCAAGAAATGATTGTGTCTGATTTCTTGAATTCATTACGCTTCTTTTCCAAGTATTCGGGACCCCTTTTTATAGAACCAATTACAACAGATGCCGCTTTCTTATAAGTTGTAGAATTATCTGTGCTGCCGGTAATATGAATTCCATCTCTTTCTCCAAATACATAATCAGTTCCTAAAATCGGAATAGAACCACAGAGTAGAGACTCGCGAACACTTATACAGTCTATTTCTGTCGGAGAATTGCTTACATACAAGTGAAATCCAGATATTGCCTTCTGCTTAGCAATTTCTTCCAAATCTACACGACCATGCTCTTCTACACCTGGCTGCTTGAATAGCTTAAAAAGCCTTGCACCCAATGGCGTCCTTGCAAGTCTATTCATTCCGTAAAATATATGGAAGGTTGCATCTGGAATTGCCTTCTTAATCTTTGGCCATGTGTATTTTAAAATAGGTTCTAGGCCACGTTCATACGTCGACGCATAAATAAACCGATGAGGCTCTCTCTTTTCATTTGGCACCTTTGCCAGTATCTTTTCAAATAGGGACACCTGAACACCATTCATTATGATTTTGATTTTGTTGTCGGGAATGTAGGGATACAGAGACCTATGATACTTTGATTTCACCATGATATAATCAGCAAGTTCTAAGATTTGTTTTGGTGCTACGTAGTTTTTAGGGTCCCAACTATCATGTAAATCTATCAGACGTAGCCTTGCTTTAATCAATGGTAACAGACGAATTCCAAAGGACCTCCAGAATATAGCAATGTCAAATGTATCTGCCAGATTTAATTCATCTATGTTTCTGTAATCAACACCGTCTTTCATACCCTCTTTTACCTTTCCGTAGACTACTACTGGCCTTCCTCTCTTAGCCCAGCACCTGGATAGTTGGACAACTGCTTGTTCTGAACCACCAAGGTCTTTATCGGAAGGTCCGAATTCCATAGGACATGCACCACAGATGTAAACAATGGAACCCTTTGGCCATTTTTTCCCCTCATTTACCATGGGTATTTTACGGATTTTCATTGTCCCCTTACCTCTAAGACGCCTCGTCTTCATTCTTAATATCTATTGATATTATAAATTTAATATAAATAGATATGGCATCTTCGGCTGAAGAAGATACAGGGGTGGCAAATTTACATAAAAATAATATTTAATATAAATAGATATGGCATCTCCGGTTGAAGAAGATACAGGGGTGGCAAATTTACATAAAAATAATAGTAATTCTGATAGTAAGATAATAAATAGTTTAGAAGGATTTGCCATTAATGATTCGTCTGCGTTTTCAAGAATACGCGATTCGTTAAAACAAACCGGTGATATGTTTTTGTTTGGTAAACCGACGCCCGATTTATTGACCATATTTTTAAAAATATATCATGAGAATTATATAAGAAATCTGTGTTTTAATAAATCAGACTATTTAACTGAAACACATAAAACAAACATGTCAAAATTAATGAAGTCTAATCATGTACAATTTATGTGCGGAATGATACAAATGAAAGATACCCATGAAATATATATAACTATTTCTGAAGCGCCTAAATTTGGAAATCGTGTAGAAGATGAAAATTTTAACATAAAAGAGGAAGCACTGATTGATATACTTTCTGCATGTAATATTACCACTGAATTTCCAGAGGATGTGATTGGAAACGAAAATATACACCAGGCAATTGTAAATGTGAAAAGAGCAAACGCAACATATCAATCAAAATGGAGATCATATGGTGACAAAAGCCCTCTTCCTGGGCTGCTAGACCCATCGAAAAATTCTCAATATGAGAAATATTTACTAGTAAAACCACAACCTGCAGGTTCGACTACTGGTTCCAGATCTGGTATAAACTATGATGAACAATTATGGAAAAAGCAATTTAAAGTTAATATAATAAATAGTTATAACTATTTGAAAAAGCGCATAAATACAGGGATGTCATTTGCCCCCTTCAAGAAATATGATAGCAAAACACAGCGTATTGAATGTAATAACGGTAGCACTTGTACAGAATCTAAACTTTTTTCATATGTATATAATGATTTAGGTAAAACTTGGCATGATATAGAAGGTTTTATTGTTTTTTGGGTCGGCAATAAATTACCTCCAGATCATATAATTAAAAATTATTGTTATGAGAGTACGGACCCTAAATTAAATACAATGGTCGATGAATTATTAAGGATAAACAATTTTTCTCAATTATGGGAAGGTGGTGGAGGCGGCGGTGGAGGCGGTGGTGGAGGAGTGTATACTGCAGAAAAAATTAAAGAAATTATGAAACTCGCGGGCCGCGCTATCGCAATGGCCTGCCCTGGATGTTATTCTAATAATAAGAATTTTCGTTCTGAAAAAGGAATGAACACACTCTGGGATCAAAGGGGGTGTTATATTGGTTTAAATGCTAGAACCCGTCGTAGAACTAGAACTTCATCAAAGGTCGCTTTTAATGCCCTGCATCAAGCACGGCAGCAGGCTTTAACTGGTCGTGGTAGACCAAGTTACAAAGGCAGAAGAATTACAAGGAGAAGAAAATAGTTCTAATTCATATTAAAATTTAATCCGTAGTTTGGATTTAAATAAGTGTAATTCCCTCTGAAATACATATCAACAGATGAAATGCTTGTTAAGAAAACCTCTGATAAGTTCGTTGGGATTAGAATTTGACTTCCCCTTTTATATTTTACATATTCTAAGATATCATGATCTCCATTTGTCAGTGTATAGCGAAGATCTACCTGAGAGTGTGTATCAAATGTTATAACAGTTCTTAATGGCCCGTGGTCATTTGAAGGGGGTAATAACTCGGCATCTTCTAGCTCACGCTCTCTTACGCTTGTTATCTTTGAAGCAAGAAGAGGTTTATCTCCAGTTCCAACAAATAGCACATATACAGTATATCCTTCCATGAACATGTTTCTAATAACTTGTTCATGATCTTCTGAAGAAGACCACTTTCCTCTACAATTTGACCATAGTCCATTTGGATCTCCAACTCTTACCAATACAAGGCGATTCATTCTATGAGAAAGAAGGTCTTGTAATTTTAGGCCTTGCGCGTTTTCTTTGAACGCATCTTATGTCTTTTATTAGACCTGGAATGCACACGACGGCTCTTACCTCCTTTCAGACTAGGACCGGGAGGCACATTACTTGACTTATTTGGAGATACAAGCATCTATTCTTAGATATAAATTATATACAGAATTGCTAAAAATTGAAACTCTATTCAATCTTTACAATCTGTATAATGAATTGTAAATACGTTAGTGAAACGATTACAAATAATAGGTATTACGCGTATGGTGGAACTATTCTAGCAATTATCGCGATAGTTCTTATTATAGTGTTGGCCTAGTAAAAATTAAAGTTTTGGTAATTTTTTATTGAATTCTAGGGATTAAGTTTGAGAGGGAGTATTTTCAGGCTGAACCGCGTTCGCACGTTCT